GAAAGAGCTATCATCTTAGACTTATTCTCGAACTTAGTTCTGTCTTCTTCTTTTAAAGCTCCGTCTTCTATTAGTTTATCCTCTATTTCTTTTATTTCCATTCTCCTTTTCATGTCTTGAGGCGCAACAAGAAACGGCATTAAAACATTTTTAATTATGTCTTCTGGTAAAAGGAGATACTCATCAAGGACAAGTATGTTTGCGCGGAAACCACGAATCTTTTCTCCACTTAAGGGGATAGCGGTTATTGTGCCTCCGTTTATTTTCCACTCGTACTGGTCGTTTCTCTTTGTCTTTGCTCCAAAAGCCTGAGCTAATAACGTGGCCTCTTTTGTCTCAACTATTTTTTCTATATTGTTAAAGATAAATCTAGCCGTACGGAAAGTTGGGCCAGCTATAAGTATCTTTGTATTGGGTTCAAATATACATTGCAAAAAACAATAAACAGAAGCTATAAACGACTTACCGCAACCACGGCCCCATACGCACATACTAAAGTTTCTATTAAACATGCCCCTCAGGGTTATCTCTTGGAACGGAGCTAATTTTATTCCTGTTAACAAGAAGGTAGTAAAATACAAGTTGTTACGAAGAAACTCTGCTAGACTAATTCTAGCTTCTTTATCTTCTAGAAATCCTTCTATCTTGGAAAGGCGCGCGTTTACATCTTCCACCTCTCTTAAATATTTTTCTGGGGAGGACCACATACTAAAAAAGGTTTAAATCGTAAGCTAGCTGTAAGTCAAATTTTTTATAAGTATCTCCTGAAAAGAATATCTTTCTGGTTACTCTAGTTGCTTCAGTTCTGCCTTTAGCGAAAAGAAATTGAATGTTATCGTATCTTTGTATGATGTCTCTAACATTTCTCATTACGTACTCTGGAGTAACTTGAACTTTTTTTGTAATGAATTTTAAATAGTTAAACTTCATCATATTATCAAGACTATTCTCTACCACAACTACAACGTAAGCGTCCTGCTCTTTAGCTCTATCCATTTCCCTACAGAATCTCTCATATCCTCCAGAGAAAGTACCTATAAAATCTTTGGTTTCTTTTCTCTCGACGTAGCAGTCGTTTCCATCTTTGTCTAACCAATAGTCAGCAAACTTAAGCCCTTCTCTTCTTGTTCCGTAGTTTATATTCAAAGGTTTTTGTTCTCTTGTATCAACTACAATCTCGTAACCTTCCTCTATATTCTCTTCTATCTTTTCTTTGGGTATGTTGTTAAACCTTTTTGATAAACCAATCTTTTCGCATAGATTATAATAGTTACCAAAAAGTTTTTGATAGTAAAAAATAGGAGGCATCATAGAGGACCTCATCTCAACTTGAGTAGGTGAACTTTTGATTTTTCTTCTTTCTATCCTGTCTTTAATTACTTGAATACAAAATTTCCTAGCGTCTTCTTCTGAGGCTGACTCTAAATACTTTTTCATATTAGGTCTCGAATTAAAGTAATTAGAAAAGTAGTGAGCCTTATTTTTAAATTTAATTAAATCCCCTGTAAGTAAGTCTCTGCGCGGATAATATTTCTGATAATACTCCGCCATTCTCATTTTATGCTTCCTTAAATGCATATGAAGAGCCTTCTCTGTCTCGAACTCTTCTCCATCTATTTTGCAAGTATAGACCATCTTCATACAATCTTTTAAATCTTTAACCATTTACAGCCTCCTCTACGGATAAGCCAAAAATTCTAGCTTTTACTTCGTCTATAGTTGAAAGCTTACCGACCTCGTCTTTAATAGTTTTCTTTCTTAATTCTGCCATTTTAATAAGCTCTTTTCTGCTCTCTTCTTCTTTCCAAGTTTCAACTAAGTTGAGAATACTAGCGTTGTCTTGAACTTGCTTACTAAGTCTGTCGCTACGTTTTTGTTTTAGGTCGCTTAATAATTTGTGCTGTCTATTTACGCATGAGTTATATTCGCTTTGCGCAGTGTTAATCGCTTCGACTAAGCTCATTGATATTCTTCGTCCTTCGTTATCGTTTGCAGTTTCATCAAGAAGCCTCTGAAGTCTGCCGACTCTCCGTTGAATGTTTGAGGCTATTACAACTTCTCCTGAAAGCACTATATACTGATCAACTTCTTCTTGTGTTAAGTCTGGCTTATTGTAAGTATATCTTACGAACGAAGATTCGAATAATTCTCTCTCTGTTTCGTTTCGATAGTTACTTATTTGATGTATGAACCTAAAAGTATGAAGATACCCCATTAAACGTTCTATGTCTTTTTTTTGCCTAGGGGTTACTCTATCTTTGTCTATACCGCTATCAAGAACAAATCTATTTATTCTACTTAAAACTCTGTCAGGATGTTTGGGCGGCTTATATTCAAAATTTTCTTCTTCTTCTCCTTGGCTTTGCTCAAAGTCTTCTCCATCTAAACTCTTACAATATTCAGTAACCATCCTCGTCTCTGCGCTGAGACTTGTAAGCTTATCATTCAGGAATAATATACGAGACATCTCTACGTACTTCATTGTCCCTTTATTGTTCCTGATGAACTCTTTATGTTCGTCTGATAAACTTGGCTTTTCAACTTTTTGATATTCACTTGCTGGAATAGCGTTCAAGTCAATCTCTGACAAAAAGGCTTTAACTGCTCTACCTTCTTTGCTCCTACCATCTCTTCCTGTGAATCCTGCTACATTTTGTATTAAATGCATTAGAGAAACATCAACCTTCTCGCCTCTTAGGAACTTATCTTTAGTTTCTATTAAAGCGGCTTTCTGTTCATCGCTTAATTTAAAATCATCTGAACTCATAACCAATCTATATCATCCTTTTCTAATATTTTTTTAGCTTTAATTATAATAGATTTTTGAATATTTTTAATTTGTTTGTACCCGGGGCACCTATTTTTTTCTGAAGTCTTAAAGTTTAATTCTTTTGCTATCTCTTTTTCTGGTTTGTTGTCAATATAGAAACCTTGGTAGACTACCCACTCATTATGCTTTAAAACTTGCTTTAGTTTGTTGTGCATTTTAGCGATGCCATTTTCCAAGCTTATTGTATCGTCTGATCTGTTATCTATTTCTGACTTGTGGTTTTCTAGTGGGAGAGCCATCTTTACGTCGTAAGCAGACTTCTTTTTAGTTACCCACCTAGCATAAAGAGGACATTTAGTATCTTGCGTTCCATATATTGTACAAGCTGACTCTGACTCTGCAGCAGCACACCTAACGCAAGGTTTACAATAATTTGTATAATTGTTTCTTACTAAATTTTTTAGTTGGTTAGAAATGATTCTATTTAACCAAGGTAGTAGAGGTTTAGACTGGTCATATAAATGCCATTTTTTAAATATGTGTATTTTTAAAATTTGAGAGATATCTTCAAAATCCATCCAAGTGATAGAAGTTAAAGTCCACTTACCTTTCCTTTTGTTTATCTCCTCATTTATTAAATCAATACTTTCTTCAAAATTTACTTTTTTCTTTCTTTTCTTTTTAGCCGCCATCTTCAGGACTTTCTTCAGGCACTGGTCTCATAAGATTAGATAGTGTTTGGGATTTCTTTGCCCCGAAAACGCATCCTTCGATGTCTAGTTCTAGTGGAGGTATGTTGGTACTTATTTCAATTGCTTCTTCTACTTCTTCGGTTTCAGCTATCACTTCTTTTTTTTCTGGCTTCTTAGCGGCTCCTTTGAAAGAAGCTCCGCATGAAGAACAAAAGTTTGGAGCTTCTAGTAAAGAGGAAGCTTTGGATAAGACCCAAGGGTTAGAATTGCCACAGCTGCTACAATAAGTTACTTTTTTATACTTAGACATATTTTTTAAAACCAAGCAAATAGTTATTACAACTAATTATACTTTTAGAAAGAAAATTATGGCTTCCTTCACTAATAACGATAAAGTTAAATACACTATAATAAAAAGAAGACCGCATAAAATATATGACGCTGATGGGCTATGTGATCCTCCCGACTACAAAAACCCTAAGATTCATGTAGCTCAAGACCTCCCACCTAAAAGAGAGATGGCGGTAGTTCTGGAAGAGGTAATGCATGCTTTTTTCTGGGATATACCAGAAAAAGAAGTCAGAAAGTTCTGTTCAACCGCCACTCGTATCTTACATAGCGATGGCTGGAGAAAAACCGAAGACTAAGTGTGAGGATTAACTGACAAGTCTTTAAATTTAGTAACAAGGAACTTGACCAATTCAGATCTCACTACGTCTGTTTCGTCAAATTCGAAAGTATTTATTCCGAATTCTTCGCTTTCTTCATCTCCGAAGACCGACTGTATTTTTTCATATCCTCCCCTTGCCCCATTTTTTAAGTCTGTTTGAGCTGGATCAGCTAATACAAAACATTTAGAGCCCATTCCCAATCTAGTCAATACTGTTACTATTTCTTTTAGAGTGCTGTTTTGACATTCATCAAATATTAAACACTTTGAACTCCAGCTCATTCCCCTACAGAAGTTGACTGGATAAGTGGAAACTCTCTCATCCTTTTGTAGTTTTTTTATTACATTAGGGCATACGAGTTCTTCCATTTTATGAAGGAAAGGTAAATTATAGAAATGAAGTTTCTGGTCCGCATCTCCGGGAAGGAACCCCATTCTCGAGTCGGAGCTTTCGACTGCCGATC